TAGACAAGATGCTTATCCACCAATAGGTGACCAATTAGATGCACTTTATCATGGTGGTGTATTTCCTAAAGAAATGGCAGATTTAATTAAATTAGTAAAAGACAAATATCCAAAGGGTTAGAAAATGGCATATATTGGAAAAAGTCCACAAGTAGGAAATTATGTAAAACTAGATGCTATAACAACTTCAAGCACTAATACCTATAATTTACTAAAAGACTCTGTAGCATTTGTTCCAGAATCAGCTTTGCATATGTTAGTTTCTTTAAATGGTGTTATACAATCCCCTTTAAGTTCATTTAGTGTTTCTGGTTCAACTATTACATTTTTGCCCTCTAGTGGCACTTTATCTTCAAGCGATACTATAGATTTCATTATGGTTTTAGGAAATACTTTAGATATTGGTACACCAAGCGATAGCACAGTAACAAATGCTAAGACAAACTTTGTAACAACTTCATCAAGTGCAGGATTACAAATTAAAGGCGATAATACAACGGCAGGTGCTTTACAATTAAATTGTGAGCAAAACAGTCATGGAATAAAATTACAATCCCCTGCACATTCAGCAAATCAAAGTTATACATTAAAGTTTCCAACTGGTAATGTTACTGCCGATAAGTTTTTAAAAGTGGCAAGTATTACTGGCTCTGGAACAACTGGTGTTGGTCAGTTATCTTTTGCAGATGCAGGTGGTATAACTGAATCAAGCCTAATTAGTGCAAGTGGCACAGAAGTTGATTTTTTAAACATACCATCAACAGCCAAAAGAATTACCATTATATTAAAGGGTGTTAGTTTAAACGCAGATGGTCAAAATGTACTAATACGACTTGGCACAAGTAGTGGATTAACAACAAGTGGTTATCTTGGACAATCTCATTATGGTGGTGGAGGTATAAGTGCGACTAATGGTCTGCCAATCTATTTTGGAGGTGCTGGAGCGAATTTAATTTCAGGTGCAATCTTTATATATCATTTAGGCTCAAACAAATATTCAAGCAATCATGTAGGAAAATATAATCAAAGCAATAGTTGGTTTGGTGGTGGAGATGTTACATTAGGTGGTACTTTAGATAGATTAAGAATAAGACCAAATAGTAATGCTTCATTTGATGCAGGTGAAATAAAGTTATTCATTGAATAGGAAATTAAAATGTCAAAAAAAACAGTTTATGATTTCTCAACTAAAAAAACAATTGTTAAAGATTTAACAAGTGAAGAACAAAAAGTTCGAGATGCCGAAATAAAAGCATGGACAGATGGACAAGCTGATAGAGATTTAGGAGTTTTACGAGAACAAAGAAATATATTATTATCTCAAACAGATTGGTGGGCATCATCAGATTTAACAATGACAGATGCACAAAAAAAGTATCGTCAAGATTTACGAGATATAACAAAAACCTTTTCTAGTTTATCGGATAAAGACTTTGCATTTCCAACAAAGCCAACGGAGTAATTTATGCCATTAACAACTCTAAATTTTACAAGTCCAAATAGTTTTGCAACTGGTACAATCGTTAAATCTGAAACTAAAATAATATCTGCGTTTGGTGATTTTGCAGTTGCCCATATAACTAATTTTCAAGACGTAACTGGAACAGAAGTAAGTTTTTCAAGGACTTTTTCTGATAGTAAAATTTTAGCTTTGTGGAATTTGAAATGGACTAATAAAGCGAATGTTAGAATGTTATTAAATAGGAAAATTGGTAGTGGTTCTTATGCAATAGTAAATCAAGGTGCATCTGGCACTCAAAATGGAAGAACATCTGCTAAACAAGTATTTGGTGCATTGTATAATACTGTTGCTGTTAATGCTATGGGATATGGAATACATGCACAACAATACACTTTTCTTGATGAAAGTGGAGAGGGTTTAACTGACACAACTGATGCTATAAGTTATAAAATTACATTATCGGGTTCAAGCACTTCAGATACTTCATTAAGTCTTAATATTGATGGCTATAATGATGCAACAAATTATAATAAAACAACTGAATCCTCAGTAACATTTATGGAAATAAAGGCTTAGTTTATAGGTGAATTATGACAACAGTTAATAATATAATAGAAGAAATAAACGAAAAAAAATGGAACGACACTGATGCTTTAGGTCAACTAAGATTAGTAAGGAATGTTTTGTTAAGTGAAACAGATTACATGGCATTAGGAGATGTCACAATGTCAGATGCTTGGAAAAAATATAGACAATCGTTAAGAGATATAACAACACAAACACCATCAGATGATATGTTAAGTAATATTAAATTTCCAGAGAAACCAAAGGGTTAAAATGTGGTCGTTGCTGAAATATTAACTGGAATAGCTTTAGTTCAGAAATCAGTCGACTTTATAAAATCAAATATAAACACAGTTTCAGACATAAAAGATATAGCCAAGCAAATAGATGGTTTCTTTGAGGGTGAATCTCAAATGAATAAATCTAAAGGCAAAATTAGTATAAAAGAACAGTTTGGTATTGAATCAACTGCATCTGATTTTATTGATAGAAAACTCCTGGAAGAAAAAAGGCAAGAATTAAAAAACATGATTAATCTTCGCTTTGGACCAACAACTTGGGATCAAATTATTGCAGAAAGAGCAAATAAAATAAATGAAGCAAAAGAACAAGTAAGACTACAAAAAATAGAAAGCAGACAAAGACAAAAAGATTTGATAGATTCATTACAAACTATGGGTATTGTATTTTGTGTCATATGTGTTTTAGGGATTATGATATTTATAGGAGTAAAAGCCTATGCAGATGGATATAAATATGTTCCAAGGGATTATACAACCCAACAAAAAATATGGCAGGGAAAAATTAAAAAAAAAAATATACAACTTGTAGATTAAAAAAAAGGATAAAATCAAAAAGTGGCATGATGGCTTGTGTTTATATAGGAAATAACAAAACTTATGAAATGATGATTGAATCTTGGTGTCCGAGACAATACAAATGTATTTATAACCCTTGGGGAAAAGAACCAAATATTGATGATGTTATTAGTAGTTTAAATAATGCGGTGAAAAATAAATGACTGCTTTCATGTTAGCTTGTTATATGAATGGTGTTTTACAAGGAGGAATATATTTTAAATCGGTAAAGGATTGCACATTTTATTCAGAAAATTTAAGTGGCCAAACTTTTGACACAGATATGGGAACCCAAGAATATGACTGTATGTGTAAGCTAGTTCCAAGTGTTAACTCAGATAAAGTGAGGGTTTATTAATGGAAAAAAAATTAGACACTGATAAAATGTATGATAAAAAACCATTAAAACTTAAATTAGATGAAAATAGTTTTGAATTATCTTTAAGAATATTAGGAAATGAATTTGTTGCAATAAAGATTGGCTCTACAAATTTTTCTGGTAAACTTATAGCAGGTGGAATTTTATTATTATTTTTTACCCTTATTTTATTAGAGGGTTTTGGTTTAAATGAGATATTATTAAGATGAATGTAGAAACATTTTTAAAATGGAAAGTATTACCAAGATTTATGATGTTAGCTAGTACAATAATGTCTTGGAGGTGTGCTGAATGGTTTATGGATTTAGACAACCCAAGTTCCCAACAATCAGCTTTTGTATCGGTTGTTATGGGTGTAATGACTGGAATATTTGGTATTTGGATGGGTCATGAACATAAGGTGGATAAATAATGTCTAAAATAGAACCAACAACTACAAAAGAACATATTGTAAATATTTATAATAAAATAGAACAATTAGAAACCAACCATATTCATCATTTACAGAAAGATGTAAAAAAACTTAATTATATTTTAATCACTATTGGTTTTATGGTTGCATCTCAATTTATAGCTATGATTTTAAAGGTGGTGGGGTAATGGCAAATATTGATAGTTTAATTAAAGATATTAAAAGGGAAGAGGGTGTAAAGTACGAAATTTATAATGACCACCTTGGTTATAAAACTTTTGGTGTGGGGCATTTATGTCGAGCCACAGACCCAGAGAGTAATATGGAGGTTGGCACACCAGTTTCAGAAGAAAGAGTTGAAGAATGTTTAAATAAAGATTTGGAAGTTGCTATAGCTGATGCGATTACATTTTGTGAAGATATAGATTACATGGACGATAATATTGAAGAATGTATTATTCACATGTCATTTCAACTTGGTTTACCAAAATTAAGGCAATTTAAAAATTTTAAAAAAGCATTACAAGATAATGATATAGAAAAAGCTATTGAGGAAATGAAAGACAGTAGAGCATATAATCAAACTACAAATCGTTGGGATAGGTTAATTGAAAAAATGAGGAAAAGTTTATGATTGCTAGTTTATTACCAGTCGCATCAAAGCTATTAGGTAAATTCATAGAAGATAAAGACACTAAAAACAAACTTGCCCATGAAATAGCAACTATGGCAGAAAAACATGGTCAACAACTTGCACTTGCTCAAATAGAGGTTTTGAAAGAGGATGCTAAAGGTAATTGGTTTCAAAGTTCTTGGAGACCCCTTATTGGTTGGATTTCTGGCTTATCCCTAGGAATAAATTATATGGTGGCACCAATTTGTGCAGGGTTTGGTATTACTATTCCACAAGCTGATATGTCAGTAATGATGCCATTAATGTTTGGTATGCTCGGAATTGGTGGAATGAGGTCATATGATAAGATGAAAAATACGGACACAAAAAAATGAGTAAGTTTTATATGTGGCTTCATGATTTATTTAAAAGTATATCTGATTACTTTTGGAAAAAATCAATTAACATAAAAAGAAAATAAAGGTTTTCAAATGTTATGGCATTGGTTAACATTATCAAAGTTCTTTAATAAAATCGGGAATTATTTTTATTCCCTTCATGTGAAAAAAGTTCACGAAAACCAAAGAAAGGAAAAAGATATGCCAAGTGGAAAAGGGAGTTATGGGAGTAAAGTAGGCAGACCACCTAAAAAGAAAAAGAAAATGATGAAGAAAAAGAAAAAGTGAACGGATTTACTACAACTGCCACTTTATCTGAAATTATTGATAAACGACCAATAAAAAAACGAAAAGGTCGTAAAAGGTATAGAATGCTCGTTAAGAGCGATTTAAGGGCAGTACAGAAGATTATGAAGCTAAAAGGGATAAAATAACCCCCTATACATTAACATCTTATAGGAATGTGTTTTTCAACTATCCTCCGAACTTGATCAATACATTCATTCAAATCCCCTTGAACTATAAAATGTGGTGTTCCCAAAGTTTGTGATTGTACTGCCCACAATTTTTGAGCATCAGAAAGCCTGCCTTTTTTAGTTTTTAATTCAATATATAAAATTTTCCCCTCTGGATATTCTATTATAATATCAGGGCAACCAGACTTTAAACCCATTCGTTTCATTTTAGCATGAAGCCATATAGACCTTTTCCCCTCGTTAGGAACATGAAAATGACGAAAGCTATAAGTATTAGAAAGATATGTTAAATAGTCATTACAAGCGATTTGAATATCTGATTCTTTGGTAGTAGAGGGCAAACCCATGATTCACCCCCTACTGATACAATATAGTTTGGAGCATATTGTATATCTTTTCCAAAAATTTTAACTTCTAAGAGATTGCATATGAAAACAATCAATTCTTTTTAACAAATAAAAATATGTTATGCAACAAAAATACATCTATGGTTTACTTTTATAAACCTATTTGATATGCTAGGTTTATTAATAATAAATGGAGCATATAAATGTATTATAACGAAGAAACTAAAAGACCTTATTCTGGTAAAAACATAGAAATTTTAGAATCAACTGGTTTCAAAGGTGGTTTTATGACTTTTAGACAAGCTATCAAATTAGGTTATAAAGTACCAAAGGGAACTAAAGCGGTTGCAAAAATTATCAGACCTATGGAAGAATTTAAAGAGCAAAGCGATGGTTCTTCAAAGGTAGAAATGTCTGGAAGAAAGTTTCCAGTTTTTCATAAATCACAATTAGAAGAACAATCTTCACAATAATGCTTTACTTTCTGTAACCTAGTTGATATGCTAGGTTATGGAAGTTAATAATAATAATAATAATAAGGATAATAAAATGCAAAATATAAATAACTCAACTCAATATGACGAGTATCTTCAAAGTCATGTAAAATATTTCATAGTAACTATATTCAAGGGCAGGGGAAAATATGGTAAGGTTGCCTTTGATTCCCTTAATGATGCAGTTACTTATAGGGATAATCTAAAATCAGCTAACCCTACTGCTAGAGCCATTGTATATGGTATCTCTCAGCCACCCCATACCACTCAACAAGTAACTATTGCGATGGGGGTTTAATTATGAAAATTTGTATTCACATTCAAGATTTAGAATCTCGTGGCGATAGGTGGAAATATGCAGGTGGCGAAACTTATGTCATTAGGGATATTGATAAATCAGAAATATCCAAATACGATAATGTTTATTTCAAAGAGTTTTTAGAAAATAGATTCAACACTTCATATACTGGGTTGCCACCTACTAAAGAATTTGAGATGCAATCTTATATTTTAAGTATTGATATTATTAAAGATAACGAAGCTGAATGCGATCCTTGGAAAGTTCCTTATACTTTAGAGGTTCGTGATGTTATCAAAAACGATCGTTTAGATAAGCAATTATTTTGTCATAGGTTTTGCCCTAGGGAAGATTATTGGTCATCTGATGATCGTTATAATAATATTATAGGGTATGTAGAACAATGTTATATTACCCCAACTAACCACCTTGAAGAATATGCTAAAGAATATATCACTAAAGACATGAATCACTTAGTTGTTAATGATTTTATCCATAGGGATTTTTCAAGGAAAGCATATAACGATAACCAAAATATGGGAGGGGGTGCTTAATTGCACCCTTTAATGGAGCATATAATGAATAATATTTTAAACGACATAAAAAAACTACAAGATATTCAAGCATCTATTGGTCAGTTTAGTGTCTCAACTGTAAAATCATTTATACAAGATATAATAGATGAAAAAAATAAACAGATTGAACAGTTTGAAACAGATAAAATGTCATATAAAGAATACGAAGAACATATGAAAGGGAGGGGATTCAATGATAGATAAATCAACTTCAATTGGAAATAGATATCTAGAATTAGATTATCAACATAAAAAAAATATTGATAGTTTTATTAATCAAATAGCATCACATCAAGGCACTTATAAAATGGACAAAGCGATTATGATTGCTATTCATGATGCTATGGAAAAACTTTATAATAGTTATACAAAGGGAGATTTAAAATGATTGATAAAGCAACTTCAATAGGTAATACCGAACTTTATAATGCAAGAGTTTTAAATATGGGTGTTGCCAAATATTATGGTTTAGTAAAAGAGTATGTTCAAATATTAAATGATACCAGAGAGCTAAATAAGAAAGTTTTACAAAAAAATGGAGAAGAAGCAGAACTTAATCTTTATTACTCTGTAAGATATAATTTGAATTTACTGGTTGCTGAAAAAATTAAGGAGTCTAACAATGGTTAGGTTTCTTAAAAATTATGGTGTTTATCTTTTAGAATTTATAGTTTTCGGCACTATAGGTTTTTGTTTAATAATGTTTTTTTTATAAGGAGCTATAAATGAACAAAATTAAAGTAATTCCTTTTGTTATATTATTGTCGGTGTTAAGCAACTGCTCTAGCACCCCAATAGTAGACTCAAGGGGTAAATCATCGGCGAATATTAAAGGAGATATGAACCGATATCACGATGACTATTTTACTTGTAAACATTTGGTAGCAGACCAAACAAATATGCTATGGAATGGGGGCAAAATAGTTTATAATATGTTACGTTTCAAAGTGTTATGGCTAAGTCCTAAAGCACAAACTAGGCAGGATTTAATTAATAATTGTCTAGAGGGGCGAGGTTATAATGTTCTTAATAAATAATAATAAATTTGGAGTATAAAATGTCGAATATAATAGATAAAGTTTATGATAATACTAAAGATGGTGTTCCTAACTATTCAATTGATTTAATTGATGGGACGAGATTGTATTATAGGGGTGTTGTTATGAACCCTATGCCAAACTCTGGCGATGCAATAAATTATACTGTAGTTAATACTAAAACATCAGCTAATGGTAATCAATATACCAATATAAAAGATGTTTCAGTTGCTTATAATCCAGATGGTCAAAATGATGCACCAAGTAACAATGCCCCACAATCTTTAGGGAATGTTGTTAGTAATGCTAATTTTACACCTAGTAAACCAATGGGAAATAAAAACGATACCCAAAGATTAGATATATTTGTTACTGGTGTTGTTGGTCGTTCTATGGGTTCTGGTCATTTCTCTGTAAATGATATTGAAGCATTAACAAAAAATGCAGTAGATGCTTTCAATGAAAACCTCAAAAAATTATAAAAAACTATTCGCTGACTTTTGGGGGTATCACGAAACTGATATTCCCATTTGTTGGGGTTGTTATAATCAACAAGCAGTTGATATACACCATTTGATACCAAAGGGCATGGGTGGGGTTAAAAACAACCGATTAAATAGGATTGATAATTTATTTCCAGTTTGTAGGTCTTGCCACAATTTAGCACATAAAGACAAATCTATTAACGAGGAATGGAAAGTAAAACTTCAAGAAAAAATATATCATAAAGAGTGGGAAAATTTACATGATTAAAAATGAAATACCATTTAAAAAATTTGTTATTCATTGTAAGGAAACAAAATACTACAATGTTACTATTAAAGCACTTGATTATAATATAGCCGAAGAAAAATGGCAGAGCATAGCCAAAACAAGGGATTATCTTACACTTCACAAAGATTTAGAAGTAATTAGCATAAGTGAAGAAAATGACTGATATTTATAGCTTAGAATTTGATCCCAATAAAATATCTCATCAACAAGAACAACTTGGAATGAGGTTTGCTGATTTAGATACGGCAGTAGAATTAATGAAAAAAGAAGAAAAAATGATAATTGCAGAATTAACCATTTACTTCTCAAGGCAAAAAAATTATAAGAATATTACAGAGTTAAATGGTTTAATTTACTCTGATAATAAATTTAAGGACTATCTTGATAGATACGAGAGAACCCTTAAACAAAGGAATCAAGCCAAAATAAGGTTTGAAACCTTTAAAGCCTTCAGAGATGACTTAAGAACTAAAGTCGTCAATGAAAGGGAACTGGCTAAAAACTTATAGAAAGGAGTTAAAAATGTCAGAAACTCAAAACCAACAAATATTGGAACACCTAAAAAAAGGTCTTACAATAACCCCTCTATTAGCTTTAAATTCATTTGGGTGCTTTAGATTAAGTGCTAGAATTTATGATTTAAAGCAAGATGGTCATAATATAATAAAAAGGACAGTAACTTCAGACCATGGCGATAAACATTTTGCTGAATATACTCTTTTAAAATTAAAGGAGGGCAAATAATGTCAGATAAATTAATAACTGATGAAGATATTGCTGATATTGATAAGGTAAAAGAACAAGCTATTGCCAAACATATGAGTGATATTAAAATTATGAGCAAATTAATTTTATCTCTAAATGAATATCTTATTAGGTTTGGAAGAACCAGTAATGTTCATGATCAATGCTTTGATTTAAAACAACAAGTAATTCAAAACAGAGATCATTTGCAAGATTGGGTTAACAAGATATGATTGAGCATTTTGAAAAATTTAATGATTATGGAAAGGGTTTACTTCCATTGTCATTTAGTCATCTTAATGAGTTCGCTTTTTATCGTGAAAGGTGGGCATTAAGAAGAATATTTGGGTATCAGTTTCCAACATCTGCACCTGCTA